TAACTACAAAGAGCTTCAGAGAGAAGTCGATAAGCATAAGGATTGGGTAATGGTTATGGATAACGGGGGTGATATAATAGGGGCTAGAGAGTTTGCTGATGCCAACAAAGGCAAAGTGTTCCTCTGTACTTTTGTCCAAGACAAAAAGTCTATGGTGCTTATTAAATACGGCGAGGGAGAGGAATATGGCCGTGTTCTCGTAGATCGCAATCGTCTAATCCAAATGACTGTAGACGAAATGAATGACAAGAGAATACTGCTCAGAGGCAATCTTGAAAAATGGTGGAATATGTGGCTTCACTGGTCGCACATGTATCGCATAGTCGATGAGGACAAAATGGGTAATCTCGTTTATGTCTGGGAAAGGTCGGATAGGAACGACTGGGCAATAGCCATGTGTTATTATAGGGTGGCTTATGACCGATTTGTAGAGAATGAAAGTACGTTTGAAGGAGGAAGTTCCATTGAGGATGGAGTACCCGAAGCTCCTTATCGAAAACTTGATGGAACGATGGACGGAATAAAGCTCACGATGCCGGAAGTCAGTGGTCGAAGTGACGACTGGCGTTTTCACTAAAATGATAAAAGGACTTATTGCCATAAACCTATCGAACGAAGATGCTGAATTGTTCAAGCAGTTTATGCAATATCACGACAAGATACAATTTCTCATAGAGAATCAGTGTTTAGACATCAAGCGCGGATCGGCTACTATTAACTTCTCCAAAGAGGGAGAAATCCTATCAGTTGACCGGCATTTGTATACCTATTCTTCTAAGTCAGACAAGTATTGATTTTATAGGCATTGTATGGTAGTCTTTAGACGTTAAAGGTTTAATTATTATCAAACCAACATGAAAAAATGTATCATCATCGCAGTCGTATTGTTCTCGTCATTCGGATTAAAAGCCTCGGCACAAGTAGTTTGCCCTGATGCCTATGTGTGCGTCCCAGTTTGCCCAGTTGGCTATACCTGTACGCCTATAATTCCAACAGGTGAGGCAACTTCAACCTTTGTATCGCAATTACAAAATCAGATAGGACAGCTTCAAGCATTGGTAGACGGACTTAATCAAGTTTACTCTACTCCCGTAGTTGTTCAGCCGGTGCAGAGTTCCCCTGTAGTCGGTTCAGTGCCTCAACCTACTCAGACAGTTGGAAATGTTCCTGATAATTCTCCATCGTTCAGCGTAGGTTCTGAAATATGCAGGGGAGACGTGAGGATCTGGCAATCTTGGTTTTGTACCCATTTCAACCAGTGGAACATTCACAAATGGAAAAATCTATTTCACGGGAGTAAACAACCATTTCGGTTATACATTCACTTACCAGAATATCCTTGACAAGGATGCTCAGTGGTATTACACGTCGCCCAACGATGATACTACAGGTCTTCTTTTCAGCCCAGATTCCTATACCTATACATGGAATTTGGATGATTCAAGTGGGTCAGGCTCGTTCGTGGTGTCCCCGTGTTCTCAGTAGTTTTCCACAGTTGACACGTTTCTATCGTAGGCGTATAATTATTTAGTACCATTCACGCTTAACCGACGCAACGGGAGCGCAGAGGAATTTTCCTCGGCGCTCCTTTTTGCTTTTTATAAACTAATAAAACTAAAATCGCAGGAATACTTACATCAGGATTTTATTCTCTCTTCGCGAACTACAACAAGGCTAAAGGCAAAGGTTCGGACGGAGAAAAACAAGAAGGGCTGATAGAAAGCCTCGGTGAATTGACGCTGAATAAGACAGACGATGATTTGGAAGATTTAGAAAAATCATGGTCGCTTCTCTACGGCGGTTCAACCACGAAAAAGAAAATCCACGAGGAAGGAGACATCAACCAGCGTTATTGGATTGGCAAGCAATTCCCGGACAGCGAATACGAGAATGGGAAGCGCCCTTTGACAGATAACATAGTTTTCGAGGCGGTTGAGACAATGATACCGCAAGCCACTCAGCAGAACCCTGAGCCTATTGTGGGCTGTGATAACACTCCTGAGATGAAAATAGTCGGCGACAAGATTCACATGGCCCTTGAATATCTGGCCCAGTACAATCATCTCAAGACAAAATTAAAGAAGGGCGTTCGTCATTGGTCGCTTCGTTTCCTCGGTTGCTGGCAGATCGGCTACAACGGCGAGGAAAACGAGATAGTACTCAAGGCAATCAATCCGAAAGATTTGGAGCTTGACCCGAACGGATATATCGAGGACGGAGAATATGTCGGGGAGTTCCTTAACTTGAAACTCTATGACAACGCCCGAAACCTCATCACACGATTCCCTCAATTCGAGGAAAAGATAACCAAGATATGCGAAGGCAAGCTCGGCTCTCTGCTCGGTTACAAGCAATGCTGGACTGATGAGTTCGTGTTCTACAAGCTCAAGGATATCATTCTTCACAAGTCTAAAAATCCAAACTTTAATTACCCGAAACAGCAGACGACTATTGACGCGACCGGTCAGCCCGTTACGAGAATGGTCCCGGGCCACAATCACTTCTCTCGGCCAAAGATTCCATTCACTTTCCTCACAGTATTTGATTTGGGAGATGAGCCGTGCGACAAGACTGGGCTAGTTCAGCAAGGACTTGTTACACAGGACAACATCAACAAGGGATTAAAACAATACGACAGGAATGTTGACAACATAAATGGGGGAGTGGTGGTTAATGGCTTAATGTTCAACAAAGAACAAGCCGGACAAGTCGCAGAAGCTCGTCGTCAAGGGAGGACAATCGTTACGCCAGGCGAACCAGAGAAAGCTGTCATGTTCCCTAAAAACGACGCCATACCAGAAGTCGTCTATCAGAGAATTACGGACGATAGGACTAGGTTTATGTCAAGGTTTGGTGTTGCCGGGTCCACGTCTGAATCGTCTCAACAAGAGGAAACTGTGCGTGGAAAGATAATCGTCGGGCAACAGGATACTTCAAGGACGGGAGGCGGCGTCGTTGAAATGCTCGAGCTGTCCGCAAGCAGAATATACAACCATTTTCTACAGATGATTTATGTCTACTGGGATACGCTTCACACCATTTCAGTTATCGGGCCGGAGAACACGCAGACAATGCAGACGCTTCAAGCGAGTGAAATCCCACAAGGACGAAAGTTTACAGTTACGGTGCAAAACGGCTCCCTCATTCCTCAGGACGAGCTTTCAATCTACAACGAAGCTATGGGCGAATATGAGGCAGGCGTACTTGATCCGCTATCCTACTTCGAAAAGACCAAAGACCCGAACCCTGTAGAACGTGCAACGAAGCTTATGATTTACAAGACAAATCCGATTGCGTATATGCAACAGTTTCTACAAGTAGCACCGCCCCCTGCGGTAGCACCTGCACCTCAACCAGATTCTAGGAGTGGTGCGCCACCGACGAGCGTACCGCCCCAGAAACCAGCGCCCACGGCCGAGCAAGCGCAGTCAAAAAATTTAATAAAATCAGAACCAATACCAAAAATATGAACGACAAATATCAAGAAAAAGCCATAAGACTTTCTTCAAGTCAAGCAGGGCCGAAAGTCTGCTCGACATGCGGTGCGCCTTGTGCCCATTGCACGCAAATGGACGAGAGCAATTCACCCGATGAGCGTTTCAATGAGACGGAGGAAAGAACCACCAGCGAGTTGAAAGAGAAAAAGGCGGTCGGTTTGAAGAAAGGCGGTCGGTTTGAAGAAATATAATTATTATAACGGTCTTTTCCTGAGTTGCAGACCAAAAAAAGAACAGCCTGCCAACAATATGCCCACAATTTTTGACGGAACTCCAAGTGAAGGCGACAGACTCGACATAGACAAGTCGTTTGAGCGCCTAGAACAAAAGAGTAAGGAGGATAAAACCCCCTCGGAATCGTCACCCGAAAAGAAAGAAGCGGTTAAAGAGCCATCGCAGAAGGGCGAACAGAAAGAGGCCGTTAAGCCTAAGACTGATAATACTCCTGCTGAACAATTACCGTTCCATAAGCATCCTCGTTGGATTAAGACGCAAGAGACGATTAAAGAATATGAGAAGCGCGTTTCGGATTATGACAAGAGGATTGCAGAGTTAGAAAAAGGCAAAGACACTCTCGTTTTGCCGGACTGGTGGAAAACCCGATATGGGGATACGCCAGAGTCAAAGAAATCATACGAGAACTATGCCGCCAACACGAAAGCCGAACGCGATCGTCTCAAAGAGGAAATCAAGTCTGACATTCAAAACAAATCAGAAACAGAAACCAAGAACCAACAGAAAGCCGACGAGTATGTAAATACTTCGCTGGCCGAAATGAAGGATGAAGGACTGGCTTTTGAGAGAAACGAGCTTTTGAAATTCATGGTTGATTTCCAAAAGGAATACGGCGCGGGAAGTTTGCTCGATACGGAAGGAAACTATGATTTCAGAAAATCTTTGGCTCTCATGCAAAAGATGCAACCAAAGGAGCCAGATGCAACGAAAGACAACCAAAAGAAGATAGGCGCGGATATAATGCGTACCAAGGTAAGAACTGCCTCGGACAAGAATATACCCTCTATCTCTCGAAAGGCTCTCAGAGGCAATTGGCGAGACGCAGGAATTTAACAGCTAATTATCAGTAATATTATAAAATCATGTCAAGACTAAACACTCTCACGAACACGTATCTTCTTCCAAAAGTCGTGGATAGCGTGCTCCGTGAAAATCCTTTGACCGAGAAAATCCTCACTTCCCCTGAAAAGTGGCGCGGCGAGCAGATAAAGAAATCGGTAAAGGTCGTGAAGAATACCAACGGCACATCGTTCGCTGGATTCCAAACGCTTCCTTCGCAGGCCGTAAACACGAGGCAGTACCTTTTGTTCCCTGCAAAGTTTTATCAGATTGACGTAACCATCCCTCTTACGGATATGGCCGTCAACATGACAGATGATGAGCGCGTTCTCGACCTTGCGGAGGCGGAAATGACGTCATCTGCAGAGGATATGGCCGATTCAATCGGTAATATATTCTATCTCGACGGAACGGGCAATGGAGGCTTGGATTTCAACGGTCTCGCCAATATCGTCGATGACGGAACAAACTATGCCACATATGGAGGTTTGTCACGAACGACGTATAACACCCTAGACTCTACACGCACGAACTGGACACCAAACATTTCTCTGCAAAAGATGAGTACGTTGTACAATGCGATTACAGATGGCACAATCATGCCTTCAATGGGCTTGTGCGACCGCTCGACGTACTCGTATTACGAGCAGTTGATTGAACCTAAGAATCGCCTCTACACGACAGTTCCCGAAATCCGTCACGAGAACAAGGAAGGACTTGCCGGCACAGCTGGCTTCACCACGCTTACCTACAAGGGCCTTGGTATTGTCCCGGATCGTAAGGTTCCTATCGCAACAGGAGGCGGTCAGTTGTTCTTCATTCGTGAGGAAGACCTTGAGTTCCGCTCGATTGAAAAGTTCCCAGAATCAGAGCCGGTGCAATTCGTCGAAAAGGATTTCGAGGACAATGATTACGAAAACATCAAAGGCCTCGGTTTCCACTGGACAGGATGGGTCAAGCCGGTCAATCAGCTTGCCTACGTCGGCCGCGTCATCCTCGCAGGAGAGTTCTGGTCGAAGAACCCACGTCGTCACGGCGTTGGCTACAACATCACTGGAATATAATTACTAGTTTCCCTTTCACGTCCTGAAAAATGGTCAGAGGGTTAAAATAAAAAAACATGAGTTACAACTTAGCAAACGATATTCCGGGTATGAGATATAAACAGATTACGAACATTACATGGGGAGCGGGTGGAAACACCCGAACCATAACGGATACGAATATATCTCCCAATAGTCAGATGGAATTGTGGGTAACAGGCTCGACCCCTCAAGCAGGAAACTGGTCGTATGTCTACAATGAAGGAAATGTGGTCGTCACTTCTTCATCTTCAGAAAGCTCGTCATTACCATTAAGCTACTACATAAACTAATATGAAAAAAACATTTTATTGTATTATTGGAGTATTGGTTGCTGTAGCAATTACTGGTGGATATTTTTATCCAAAGAATAACGCAGTGGTAAAGGGAGCAAGTCCAATCGGTATAGTCCAAACGTCTCCGCAGATGTATCAGTTCTCATTCAATGCCTCAACGACGGCAACGACTACGGCAGGAAACGGGATATACAATGCCATCGTTATCCCTAACAACTCTAACGACAGGATGATTACTGGTTCGATTGCTTCGTGTAACAACGTAGCTAAGGAAACGCAAACGACCACGTTCCAACTACAGGCGGCTACTTCGACAATCTCGACGACAACTAATTCCAGTTATGCCATAAACCTCACCTTGGCGACGACTTCCACTAATGAAATCGTTTCGTCATCAACGGGTGGAACGACTGGCACTGGAATAGCATCCGACAATTATCTGTGGCCAGCGGGAGTGAATCTCATATTCGCTACCACAGCCACGGATACGGCGGTATGCAATGTTCAGATTCCGTACCTTCAGTTATAATTAACAGCATAATCATTACAAAATCATGATTTCAGGATTCATTCTCGCTTCACCCTTCGATGTTCTCGCCACCTACGTACCGGCAAACGTCGAAGACACTCCGTCAGTTATCGGCGGCGTAGCAATGACGACCGACGGCCGCAGATTCCGCCTCGGTTACAATGCAACGACTTCGACGACTTTGGCGGCTTGCAAAAACACGCAAGGCCCCGTTCAGTCATCGTCATATTCGCTCGGCACGGTCTCGGCCCAGAACATTGGCGACACTTCCATCACCTACACCTTTAACGGTGGGGCGGCTTCGGTAGTTGTAAACTACTTTACAGGTGGATTGCTCTCCATTGTCACTGGCACGGGTTCCCCTCAGACAGTTCAGATAAAAGGCAACCCGGCAGTTACGTCATCGACGACCATTGTTCTTCAGTTGCAAGACCCGCTTGTCCTAGCGACTTCGGCTTCGGCAACCGCAAACATCTGGGCCAATCCGTATTCAGGCGTCATCATCTGCCCGACTACGCTCACTGGTACAGTTACAGGCGTCAACCAAGTAGCTATTCCCGGCTCAACGTGGGGCTGGTTCCTTACTGACGGCCTCGGAACATGTCTCGGTCAGGGCACAACCGCCCAAGGCCTTGATATGGGTATCGGTTCTGTTGCAGGTTCCCTCGCCGTCTCCGCCGCAACGACACAGCGTGTCGCTTCAGCCGATCAGGCAGGCGCAGACACCTTGTACACGTTCGTCAACATGAAATTGTCCTAGTAGATATTCTTCCCTCACTCTGTTCCCGGATATCGACGGGGATAGGGATGAGGGAGGAAAGAAAATTAAAAATTAAAGTCTTTTGCTGAGAGTTAGACGTTAAAAAAACCCCTGCTAACAACATGTCAAAACTAAACATCGTCAAAGAAGTTCCTTTCAAGAATTGGACAGCCACAGATTTCACGCATAATTACGGAGGCGAGAGCTATACATTTGCCAAAGGCGGCACGTATAGCATCCCTTCGGATATCGCACTTCACTTCGCCAAACATTTGGCAATAAGAGAGCTTCACGCCCAGGCAGATAAAGCTCGCGCAGAGGCAAAGGCGGATAAGCGCAGTAGCGATGAAATCGTACAAGCGGCCGCGGCGTTCGAGGCATTGCCTGAAAACCTTATGAAGGAATATCAGGAGAATTGTTTTCCTGCTAAAGATAAAGCACAAGGTGCGTCGGGTTCGTTTGAGAGGATAGACATCAAAGACACCAACGCATCAGAGGCAAAGCCTATAGTTGAAAACAAGACTGTCAAAGATGAGCAGAAAGAAACATCGGAAGACGATGACGCAGACGCTTCGGACGATAAGAATAATGCAGGTGCGCCACTCATCAAGGGCTTGGCAAAGAGAGGCCGTCCGGCGAAATCAAAGGATGCTGAATATGTAAAATAATGTCTACAAAGCTGTTCAAAAGACCGGAAATAGATAAAACCGCTCTTCTGGAAGAGCTTGAAAAAAGCATATTCGATAAGACTGAAAGAGTTGAGGCGCTTGACAGGATTTTCAAGGATAAAAACGACACTCTCGAAGCACATCATTCATCCTTGAAATCAGCAAAGGAAAAGGAAATAGCCGATATTGAAAACATCCTTGCTTTCAAGAGACAAGAACACGAGCAACTCTTGAAACCGACAGTAGAAAGAGAGATTGCTGTCGGAAAAAGAGAAACCGATGTTTTTGAACGCGAAAAATCCGTCTTTTCAAGAGAACAGGATGCACTTGAAAAGGAGCAGGAAGCAACGAAGGCGTTATCTGACCTTGAAAACCTTTCGGATGAGATTGGAGACACTAAAGTAAGTCTCGACAGGCGTGAAAAAATAATTGCGGCAAAAGAATCAGCCTTGAAAGACAAAGAGAATGAGTACCTATTCAAAGTAGACGACACAAACAAGAAACACGCAGAAAAAGATGCCCATATTTCTTCTCAACTTGATGATTTTCGCAAGAGAGAATATGCTCTCGATGAAAGGGAAATATCTCTCAACAACAAAGAGAAAGAATTGAACATACTAGACCAACAAGTCAAAGATAAGTATAAAACATTAGAAATAACCTTAACCCAAATTAAAAAATGATACAAAGAGATTCAGTACATGCAACAACGGGCGGATCAGCATCTGCCGCTACCGCTTTGGCGGCTTTCACAGATCGCCGTTTCTTCTCGATTCAAAATCTTGACACAGGTGCTCTTTATGTCAAGTTTGGCTCTGGCGCAACCACTTCAGTCTACGACATCATTTTGAAAGGGGGTGTGGGTTCAGCCGATGGTTCGGGAGGCGCGATAGTTGAAGCCGGAGAATGTGTCTATGGAGGTATTGTAACCGTAGCGTCGGCGGGTACACCAAATTATGTAGCTTACGACATATAAAAACATGCACACCGAAGAAGACGTAATAAAACATGAAATCACACGCTTGAAGGCTGAGGAAAGAAATATGATTTTGGTATTGAGGGGTTTACAGGGGGACATCCAAGAGGCAACTTCCAACAAGAAAAAAATACAAGACAGCACCGAGGCTGTCGTTGCGGACAAAAAAGCCGCTTCGGACGAATACGGTACTCTGGTCAAAAGGAATGAAGACTTGAAATCTGAAATAGCCAAGGCTTATACAGAGCTTGATGAGATAAAGACGGAGGGCAACAAAATCCGCGCCGATTTATCTTCTGAGAGAGCAAAGATTGACACAGAAAGAAATCAACTCGACAATGAAAAAGCCGTCCACCAGACAGCAGTCTCAAATCTCGCCGAGGATAAAAGAGATTTCCAAACAAAGGTCGATAAACTTACAAAAGCACTTGAATGACAGTAGCCGCAAAAGATGTCAATAGCGTTTCGTCTCTCATCTGTGCTCTGAACACTGACGGAAAGACTATACAGAGAGTCTATGTAAATCCGGTTAATAATACTCTTTGCATATCGAATGGGACAACAGGGTCGGATCATGGTCCGGCGCAAGCGGTTCACGATGACAACAGCGCAACTACACTCGTTGGAGTATCTTCTACCGACTTCGTAACTCCTGTAGTAGCCTACGCTGATTCAAGCGGTAATTTACTCACAAAATCAACATGAGCCAAGCAATAAGAGACGTAAATAGCGTGGCGACACTCATAGGTGTTTCCAATGTAGATTATTCCACGCCAATCACAGTCGCTGTCGATCCAGTCACGCATAGGGTTCTTACAAATGCGACAACGGGCACTTGGTATCAAGATGAGATTGTCGGAAAAAATACGACAGGGACTTCTTTCAACCTGTTGAACAATCCATCGAGCGTCGTAATGCTCTATAAAAACGGGCAATATCTCGTTTCTGGCGCGGGATACGATTACACAAGAAGCGGTCAGGCAATAACTCTCGCGGTATCTCTAATGAGTTCAGACCTTTTAACAGCAACATACAGTTAAATCCATGAAAAAAATAATTTCAATCATAATTACCGCAATATCGTTTCTATCATTTTCCCCATTGGCCCAAGCGGGTACGTTCGGGGTAAATCAAGGTGGCACGGGATCGACTTCATGGACGACAAATTATATCCTACTCGGCAATGGAACAAGCCCTTTTTTACAAGTCTCGACTTCTTCGCTCGGTCTGACATCTTCTCTATCGACTAACCCTTTCCAAGCGACATATTTTCAAGCAACATCGACCACGGCGACTTCTACATTCCCCATAGCATCAACTACTATCCTTTATTCAAACGCGGGAACCGTCGCTCTACCGTCAATTCAAGTCACTGGTAATGAGGGACTCTATCAAAGTGGTGTCGGTGTGCTCGGATTGTCTAACGGAGTAGCTGGCCTATCGTGGGACGGAACGTCTTTCTATCCAAATACAAATAATGCCCGCAATATCGGTTCGGCATCGGACATATGGAACAATGGTTATATCGCCACTTTGACGTTGACAAATGCTCTAACTGTTGCTAATGGAGGAACTGGCGATCAAACAATTTCCCAAGGTTGGCTTTATTCTTCAGGAAGCACTGCCGCAATAACATCATCCACTTCCCCCACAGTCGGATATATTACGGCTACTTCAAATGCAACCTCGACATTTACAGGGAGCGTGAATGTCACCAATGGAACAGTGCTCGTGAATGACCTTGTGCAAGCCACTTCTACTTCCATGAACATATTTATGGCTTCATCTTCTTCAATAACAGTGAGACTTGGCACGGCGACGAACACGATAACACTAGCAAGTTCTAGCCCCGGCGATGTCCTCCGTATATTTACTTGTAATCCCCCAACTGGAACAGCAGGAACAACGACGTGGGCGGCTAATCCATATTATATTCACTGGTCGGGTACGACAGTCCCGACACAGACTTTGACCGCAAACGCTTGCGATTTGTGGACTTTCGCTGTGACTTCGGGCACTTCCACTCCGTTCATATTCGGAGCACAAATACCATACTAAAATGATTAAAAAACTTCTATCATCATTCGCAGTTGGACTTTTGATGGCAATACCATCAATCTCTTATGCTTCGGTGACACAAGTTTTTCTTACGACGACAGGAACGAACAATTGGACAGTGCCGTCGAATTGGAACAGTGCGTCGAATACTATAGAAATAATCGGGGCCGGTGGAAGGGGTGGTCAAGGCACTGCAACAAACGGCGGTGGCGGTGGCGGTGGCGGTGGGTATGCAAAATATAGCAACATGTCTCTGACTGTTGGGGCAAGTATTTCCTACACCATAGCCACAGGAGGATCGGCCGGGGATTCATATTTCAATGGTGCTTCTTACAGTGCCGCTCCCGTTGGTGCTCATGGCGGAGCAAATGGTGGAGATGGAACGGCAGGGGCTGGTGGAACAGCCAAAGGAAATGCAACATCTACCGGGGGAACTGGTGGAACTTCAACAAGTTATGGAGGTTCAGGGGGTGGTGGTGCGGCTGGCCCAAGCGGCAATGGCGTTGCCGGTACAAATAGCGGAACGAGTGGAGGAACTGCTGGTGGAGCAGGCGATAATAGTTTAGGCGGTGGCGGTGGCTCTGGTGGAAATCCGGGCGGGGGTGTTGGGGGAAATGGAACTGAATATGGAACTTCCCCCAATTATGGTTCAGGTGGTGGATCAGGTGGAGGTGAAATCGGCGGGAGCATATCAAATACGGCAGGAAATTATGGCGCAGGAAGTGGCGGAGCGGGCGTAGGTTGGGGCAATAGCACAGGTGCACAGGGCTTAATCATTATCACCTATACGCCGTCCACAGTCGTTTCAAAAAACAATTTGCTTATGGGAATGAATTTCTAAAAATAAAAATATGTATACATACACAGGATCATTACTTCTCGCAAAACAGCTTACCAATAACACGAACACGACATCATTCGATGCTTTTTTTGCAACCCAACTTCAACAGTATGACAATGAGACTGTGCATAAAATACCGTCTTTGTATCAGGAGCGAACGAATAGCACGTCTATGGTCACTTATCCGGGCCAGCAATTCTATGAGATGCCTCAAAATGTCCGTAGGATAATCACTCTTTCAATTCTAGTGAACAACAATAGTGGTACGATTCCTGCCGTCGCAGGATTTAACTGGCAACCAGAAGAATGCCCTTCAATGGAACGATGGATTACCTTGAATATGAACCAAAACATCCAGTCTGATATCACTCAATATTATTTCTTTTACGACGGTCAAGTGGGATTGTATCCAAAGCCTGCCGTTGGGTACAATCAGGCAACGATACGGTATCAAGAAGACTCTAAAAACTTCTCACAGCCCGATTATACGACAGGTACGATAGTAAGCGTGCCTTTCACTACCACACTCACTGCCACGCCAGTTGTGGGGGCTTTGGCGGCCACATTAAATTCGTCTTGGACACTTCCAACAGGTACATGGGAAATGGTCTTTAGCACGGGAGAAAAGAGGCTAGTTACTTTGACGAACGGGGCTACCACAGTTACTTGGACTTTTGGTCTCGTTTCGGCTGAGACGACAGCCGTGACTATAAATACTTCAAATGGAGGTTCTATAATCACTGGAAATGGAACGACATGGACGACTGCAATGCAGGGATGGTATCTACAAATAGCTCCGCCTACAGGAGACGGTATATATTACAAGGTTGATACTGTTTACAGCACGACTGTTTTATCTCTCAAAAAGCAGTATCAAGGCGTTGCACTTTCCTCCGCCACTGCGACATATTTAGTCGGGGAGACTTCGCAAATACCAGAAGCGTACCAAGTCATCCCTATTTATCTTTCGGTTGCCCAATACTACGAGACGATTTCAAAAGACGAAGACAGGGCCAAATCTTACACGGAAAAGGCGGATAAAAGTTTTGCTCAGATGATGATTGACTTCGGGAACAAGTCTACCGATCCGACTGTGCACGATGATTTCGGAAGGAGCCTGATAAATCCAAATCTCGCCGTGAACATCACGGGATCTAGCACTAACCAATAAAATGGATAAGCAAAGTAAACAACTACAAAACGCATTAGAGAGGCTTACCGAAAGAGTGGCCGAGCTAGAACGAGACGATATCAAATACGATATGCCCAATGATACTCGAACTAACATACAAAGAGCGGTCATTGCCGGTACTCAATATCTTGGCATACTTTCAGGCGTTAATCCTCCCGTCAATGAGCCAACCCCTAGCTTTTTGCAATTCAATTTCAACGGACAATTATGGAATGTTCCCGTCAGCGCGAATATAACTTCAGGTTCAGGCGCTCCGACATTTGACGCTTCTAAAGGATCTGTATATTTGAGGACTGATACGGCCACGATATACATAAACACAAACGGATCAACAACATGGTCTTCAATAACGACTCCTGTTTTGCCAACTGGCGCGATAATGCCATTCGGGGGATCTTCGGCCCCGACTGGATTCCTTCTTTGCGACGGAAGTTCCTACTCAACGTCAACATACGCCGCACTCTATGCGGTGATAGGATACACATACGGGGGAGTCGGTTCAAGTTTCCTAGTGCCTGACATGCGGGCAAATGTTCCTGTAGGATATAAGAGCGGTGATGCCAATTTCGGAACACTTGGCGGTATTGCCGGAGAAGCAACACACACGCTTACATCCGCACAAATACCTGCAACTTTTGCAACTCAACAAAATGTCAGCTTAAACCAAGGCGGAAGCTCTGTAAATCCATCGTTCGCGGTCAATACGGGTGGTGGTAGCGCGCATAATAATATCCAGCCATCTCTCACAGTTTCATATATCATAAAAACATGACCGTAATAATTCCATCATCATATAAAAATTTCGGAGTAGGAGAAGAATATATTGACACTCTTCAACTCAACACATCGACTGTTCTTGGAGATTTTGTCGGTACTTTCAACTGTGATTTGTACACAAACAAGGGAAAGATACGAGTAGCTCCGAGGGGCATGTTCAACACCACGACTGACGATATTCCAGTGGCTATAAAACCATGCCTATTGAGCGGTGGGGCAACGTGGGGAATATCAGCCGGTAGATATGTTTATTTCAATTCATCCGACAATCCATCCGCCACTTTCACACAAGATGCGACTGCGAGTAGTCCGACTGATGGAAGCCCGCTCTATTCCGACATGGAAACGTTCAATGGATATCTGTATGTTACAGGATCGGGGACATTCGTGAATAAATTTAGTGGCACAGCTTGGACTACCGTGAGCGCGGGAACGTCATCAAATCCTCATCTTCTGTGCGTCTTCAATAATAGAATGTATATGAGCACCACCAATTATAACGTGATATCGTGGGACATAAACGATTCTGTCGCAACAATCGGAAGTCAAAATACAATATCTATAAAAAGTGCAAATGTTTTTAACTCTACGATTACATTTTTGCGCGTCGCACAAAATCGTATTTTTATAGGAACAATGAGCAATATCGGAGGACACGGGTATGTGTATGTCTGGGACGGGGTTTCTCCTACAACATTTGACAAGCAGATAGAATTGAAATCTAACGGAGCTTTGTCATGCGTAGTTATGAACGATATTCCTTACATCATGGACGCTAGAGGTTTTCTTATGGAGTACAACGGGGCAAACTTTGTCGAAGTCGCGCGCCTGCCTTTGTACAATAAGAGACTTCTTACTGGAAGCACGGCGTTCAATAACGGCAGATGGATTCATCCAAATGGAATGGCAGTATCGTGGGATAAAATAAACATCTTAATAAACAACGCTGTCGATCTTGGCATAGAGCCATATTGCCCTTCAGGTGTGTGGGAATATGACCCTTCAGTCGGCTTATATCACAAAACATCTTCGACAAATACTTCAGTCGCAACAACAACGATAAATGATTATGGTCAAGTATATGTAAACGGAGTTGGGGCGCTTGTAGATGCAAGCATATACTCCGGCCAATCAACTTATGCCGGAACCCTTTTATGGGGGTGCAATACGACTTTTGGAACAGGCGTATTCACGAATGATTCCACGAATACAACTCAAAAATGGGGGTATATAGTCTCGCCAGAAATGTATTCACAGAATATAGAAAGCATGTGGGGGATGATATATGCGAGATACAGAAAACTTTTGGACAGTGCGGACGAAATAATAGTAAAGTATCGTTCAATTATAGACATCCCGACAGAACAATCTATCACATGGATAAATACGAGTTCATTCACGGCAGGTTCTTCGGTTTTGTCAGCCGGATACGCGATAGGAGACGAAGTAGAAATCGTAGAAGGATATGGGGGAGGAAAATCCGCTCATATCACTTCTATATCAGCGAACGGACTGACAATAGGACTTGACGATACATTTACTGGGGTTGCGACAAATACGGCGACGGCCCGGTTTACACACTGGGTTAAACTTGGTATAATTACACCAACTACAACCCTCAAACCGCAGTTTTCCAAGTTCTCTTTTCCTATAAACAATAACGATACCAAAATACAGATTAAAGTCTGTATGCAATTCCTCGGCAACGACGAATTGGAGCAGATACAAATCGTCGAAAAGCCGGAGGTCGAAGCCACTTAATTATTAAAACAACATGCAATTACCAAATCTTTCATCATTTTTTTCAGGACTTAATTTAGGGACAAATCAATTTGCCCCATCAGGCACAGCTTCTGTTGTTCCTCAAGCACCTGCCAACCCGTCGGGTAAAACCGATCCGGCAAAAGTTGCGGCTTCCACTGCTGTTGCTAATCCAAATACACCATTAGCTCCCGGCCAAACGACGACACAAGGGAATCAAGCGTCACATCAACCTGTACAAAGAAACGGATCGACTGCGGCACAATCAAGTGTGATAGCTAACGGATCAAATAGCGGAAGTCTCACAAGCCAACTCTATAACGGACAAGGTGGTGTTAACTCAAATCCGTCTGTGTCAACCACTCCGACAACTCCGACTAATCCCGCGATAACTGGTAATGCACTACTTGACGACCCTGAGCTTTCTAGTATAAATTCAAAAATATCATCTGTTGCCGACCAAGAAGCCCAAGTACAAGGGGCACAAAATGAATTTGTTACTGACCAATATGGAGATGCACTTGCCAGTCCTATATCGGGAGACTTCCTTGATAATCAAACGGGGCCTGGTAGTTTCAATTCAATGAAAACGGCACAAGAAGAAGGAAATCTCGGTCTTGCTATGACTGCCGATCAAGCCGCGTTCGCGAATAGAGAAGGGCAGATAAAAGATGCGTTCACGCAAACTCCCGTATCGCCGGGAGGAATTAATGTCAATCCCTATACTAGCGAACCTGTAGCCTCTGCCCCTTCCGTAGTCGGATTCGGTCAAGGTGTTTATACTCCGCCTGTTGTTACGCCTGAAAATCCTACTGGTGGAAGCGGCGCGGCTTCTTCAGGTTCAACAATTTCTCCAACTGACCCATTTTATCCTACACTTCAATCATACGCTCAGATGGCGGCCAATGGACAAATGTCAAGTATTCCAACTTCAATAACCGGAAACTCTGTGTTAAACGCTCAATTGAACGAAATGGCAAAGGCGATAAATCCTAATTACAATCCGGTGGTTTCTTCGGCAGAAAGTGCGGCGACTGCTTCTAATGTAGAGACGACAGGAACAGCTACGACCAATGCCGCGAACACTGGTTATACAGCGGCTAATCAAGAATACAATAATAATGTGGCTTCCTACACAGCCTTGACAGGAATATCAAATCAGGTAACAAGTACTCTTGAAAATTACGCCAATAGTGGCAGTTTGACGGATATGAACGCGGCAATAAACACACTTCAAGGACATTTGTCAAATCCTGATTATCAGAAATTCATAACGGCAATAGGAAACGCACAAGCATCATATCAGTCCATTCTAGGTTCTTCGGGTGTGACGCCGACCAAAGCAGATCAAGATGCTCTTAGTGCCCTCAATCCAAACTCGTCTGCAAGTACTATAGTCGCCGCCCTAAATCAGTTGTCATCAGATGCCCATGCCTTGATAATCGCTCCGACTTATCAGAAAGTTCAAACTTATAAACAGCAATTGGGAATACAATAAAAATATGAGTAATTCAATGCCACCAGTAGCACAGTTTAGTCTCCCGAACCTTAAACAAAAAGGACAACAAGGTGCGGCCACGCCTCAGCAACAAAACAACTCAGGTATGCCACCTGTGGCTACCTTCAGTTTGCCCAATTCACGGGGCGGTCAATCTCAAGATGGTAGTAATCAAGATGATGGCTTTATGGGAGATGTATCAGAAGGAAACTTTGGAGGTGCGGCTGTTGACGCGGCTAAAAACGTAGGCAACTTCCTTTTCCCTATTGTTGGAGACTGGAATAATGATATACAAGGAAAGAGCGATAAGACCGTTCTACAACAGACTGGCGATGCGGCATTGTCCGTGCTTCCTTTTATCCCCGGCCTTGGAGAAGTCGGAGACACGGCTAGGGCCGGCGAGGCGGCTGTCGAAGGAGGCGCGACACTTGCAAAAGGTGGGGATATCGCTTCTAAGATAGCTGATGCAAGTTCAGATCTTTATTCAAAAGCTGGCAGTGCGATTAACAAAATTCCCGGAGGTACGATAGGAAAAGGCGCGGCTGTCGGTTATGGCACGGGCGTGGCTTCTAATCTTTCACAAGGACAAGGCCTTGATACTGCTTTTGACCCTAATTCAAATACCGTCCTCGGTTCTGTTTTGGGTGGGGCAACCCCTCTGGCGACAAAAGGATTATCAATGGCAGTCAAAGGAATGTCCGGCATTGACCCTACGCTTGCAAATGACTTGGCCAAAATAGGTAGTAAAGCAAACCCAGAGGACGTTCCTTTGATGAATAAATATAACAATATAGCAAAGGCAAGGGCAACAAGTTATGACAATCCTTCAGTCATGGAATCGGCCGCGAGCAATCTTGATAAGGCAGTCAGCAAGATATCAGATCAAACCAAATTAGCTGGTCAAGCAAAGGGGGCAGTCCTAAAATCAGAAGCGATGAAACCATTAGGAGATGTGAGCCAGATAGGTAAGACATTTGCTCAACAAGTCGAGGATAGATTTGGTTTGAAACTTGGAACATTTGACGATACAGGGGCAGTAAAGGCAATTCCAATAACTGGTTCTGCTAGACGTGTTTCACCTGATGTCATAGCTGGAATAGAAAAAGCGGCAACAGACTTGAACAAAGTGGGTGTGAGTGGAAAAGTAGGCACAGCTTCAGAAGTTATATCCAATTTGGATGATGATATTAACTACGCCCCTCGTCCCGTAGGTGTTCCATCCACGCCGATCGAGGGACTATTAAGAAACACAAGAAGCAATCTTAATAATGCAGTAAGAAAATCATCACAATCTTTGGCAGATGCAAACGACAAAGTTTCTACCTTAAAGGATGCTCAATCTGAAATACGAGAGTTTGCCGGCAATAAGGCCCAAAGGGCAGAGCTTCTGTTCAAAAGGATATTCGCAGAAAATGGTGGAGATGCTCGCCAGTTATTCAACACTATAAAAGAACACACGGGTATTGACTTGCAAAAACACGCTTATTTGGCGAAAAATGCAATAGATAACCTAGGGGGCAAAGAGGAAAAAGGTTTGTTGCAACATGCTATATCAGGAGCAGTGGGTGGTCACGCGGGACTGGGTGCGGCCGCCCTAAACATGGGAAGAAACATAGCAAAAAGTACTATAGCAAATCCTAGTAAGATTGCCTCTAATCTTGTCAAAGGAAAGACTGGAATTATAGACAAATTGGCCCAGTCTAAGTTTGGTATCCCCGCAAAGGTCGGTGCGGAGGCGTCTAGGTATCCGATGTCGTTTTTACAACATTGAAATGATTGAACCGGGCACAAGTGGCGCAGGTAGTCCAGTAAAGCTAGAAAATGCTGGCGGCACGATTATAAATCCTGCAACTGATGGGAGCACTACGCTTGGAAATGGAAATATTACTGTCACTACGGCTGGTACAAGGGTTCAACTCCCATCAGTTTTGTGCAAAAAGGTTTTCATTCAATCAATCGGAGCTAACGGATCATTGACTAATGGTGGTATAATTATAGTAGGAGGTTCGACAGTTTTGTACGCATCGAATAACGGTATATTCCTTTATCCGACGAACATACAAGTATACGATGTAAGCAATCTCAATCAAGTCTACTTAGACGCTTCCGACAATGGGGCTATAGTATCTTACATATATGAGGCATAAATCAAAAATTATAGGAATACTCATTGGATTATCGTTGCCCATTTTTGCCTATGCTCAGTCGGCTAATTACTGGTATCCTGCCGCAAACAAGTTGAGACCGATTGTAAATACATACGCACTTCAAATACTATCAACCACAGCTACCTCAACTTTCTTCGGCGGATTCATCGCAGGCAACAACGGAGCGTTCACTGTGAACCAGCTGGCCGGAGCAAACTCGCTCTTCGTAGCAGGGAATGGCAACGTCGGAATCGGCACTTCATCTCCTTCAAACAAATTGGAAGTCAATGGAAATGGATATTTCAATGGAAATCTCACAGCCCCCTATTTCACCGCCACCTCCACTACAGCCACTTCCACTTTCACTGGTGGCATTTCAGTTGGCTCGAACCTGACTTATAATTCCTCAACTCATGTATTAGCCAATGTCGGAGAAATATCTTTTGGCTCAGGAGGAGCAATCACTATGGATTCCCCTAATGGAGAATCATGGAATGTCAACGCAACTCAAGGAAGTTCAAATGCTATCGGATTGCTCAATCATGGTGTTCAAAAAGGTTTCTTCGGTGCTACAAACCAAGGTTTCAAGGTGGAAGATGACCAAGGCATAGGCATCGTATTTCAGACATCAGGGACAATCGCTGATACTAATGGCACTACATACAATGACGGACTTGGAAATATGGCAGTCAATAACGCATTACTTGTGAATAACGGCGTATTTGGGTCTCCCAATCAGTTTGCTGTTTATGACGATAATAGCGAAAACGAGTTCAATGTCAATTCCCTAAATGACGAAGTTTCAACATTGAACAATACCCTCGATGATGGGAGCGGAAACTTGACGACGCTTGGAAACATAACTGATACAGGCGTAACGAGCTGTTCAAACGGCATCACCACAAACTCATCGGGTACATTCACATGTAATGGAACTGCTTTCGGAGTAAACTACTTTTCAAACTCATCAGCTACGACAACTCTCTCGACGGGTACAAAGCTCGCGGCCACTCTTGGGGTGTTTGGGAGTGTACAGGCTACAAGCACGACAGCTACGAGCACGTTTGCGGGTCCTGTAAGTGTAGGATCATCCACTCCAATCGGAGAGTTTGTAGTATCAAAAGTCTCCACTCCGACAACCACGCCGTTCTTTACAGTTGCCTCAACAACGGGTGCAACCTCGACGAATATATTTCAAATAGACGGTAATGGACACATAGTCATAAATGCCGGAAACGCTCCGACAATATCCTGCTCTCCTTCTGGTGGAAGCGTTGTAGGAGATGACGTGCATGGGACTATAACGACTGGGACGCTCTCAACCTCGTGTACGGTCACTTTTGCACGGCCATACACTTCCACTCCCTACTTCGTTGGACTGACGACCAATTCCGGCACTGTCACGGCCGGGGCAACGTCGTTATCGACCACCGCTTTCACTGTGGGGCTTTCCGTAGGCTTGACTGGGAAGGTTTATTATCTTTTAGCTCAATAACATGAAAAGAAACTCAGGACAAACTATGGCAAGCGTAATACTCTCAATCGCAGGAGGCGCGGGTGTTTCGTTGGCCTTTGTCTACACGGCTTGGATAACTCCGCTTCAGGCAAATACTTACACGACAAATGGCAATGTATCTTCCCTTACCGCTTCTGTTGGAGACATTCAAAGCACGTTGAACGACCAAGTTTTACCAACCCTTAATCGTATCGCCATACATCAGGGAATAGAACCTTACGCGGCGACATCAACACAATGACATTCAAACTCATACCACGAAGGAAATTAAAAGTAGTCCTAAAAGGATTTATTCAAACAGCTATCCAGTATGTGGTCAGAGTTACTGGTACAAATCCTTGGTTAAGTTTTTTCCCGACCTATGAGAATCAGCGTTGGGGGAATTGGGACAGCGACGATTGTTGGTGTTTGTCTGCTGTTCAAAACGCCACATTCAATCTCAACTGGATTCTAAAGAACAATATGTTTGGAACGGAAGCATTAAACTTTTGGAACTCAAATGGATTCATTGTAAACGGCACATTCCAACTCTCCGAGCTATTCCATGAGATTCTGTGCGGTAATTTGGACAATGGTGGCACTTCACCCGAAGCATGGCAATCCTTTCAAGCCAGGGGCTTTATACCTCGTTCTATGCTCAATTACAGCCAAGTATTAGCTCAAAATGACCCTACTGACCTAATTTTTATAGAAGATTACTACAATACAAGCCGTGTGACTCCCGCCATGCTTGCCCTTGGTCAGCAGTCTTTGAAGTACATCTCAATCGCATATCAATCACTTTCTGCAAACACAATGATAATGCAAGCGGCGCTTCAACAAGCACCTTTGAACATTGGTATACCAGTAGAACCGACACAATGGAATCAAGTGAATGTTCCGTTGAACACAAGCAAACTTTATTGCCATGAAGTTTCATTGTACTGGATAAATCCCGACAATAGTTTGTGTATAAACGACCAGTACCAGCCGAATCCAAAAGTATTGGCGGCAGGATATTCAATTGGGCCTGTCACACAGGGAATTATAAATGCCGTAGCTCCTGCTGTAGTTATTTCTGTACCACAGCCTACAGGAACGATGAATGATTCATGGTGGACAATGATAGAAGGGTGGTTCAATGGTATTTTCTATCCTAACGCAAAAATAGGTAGTGCTTAGAGCAGGGGGGACAAAGAACCATATATAATAATTCTTTGATTGGCTAAGC